TTCTGCCGTAAGGTTTTTTTCGTAAACTACGAATACCCGCAGAAGTTCCTGTTTCTAGATAGCCAATTCTTCTGGATATCTCCTGTACAGAATGCCAACCACCGTCTGCCAATACATCAAGTATTCTTGATGACATTCCTCTGCGTTTATGGTATGTCTTTTTTTCTTTTTCTTTAGTCATCTTCTTTCTCCTCATATGCGTTAGGGTGTCCATCTCTGACTAATTCTTGCCAAAAGGCCTTGTGGATTTTTCCTTTATCTTCACCATGCTCTATAGTCATTTGCTGATATTTTAGATTTGCTTCTTCTACTACTTTGTCATAAGCCCTGTCAAGTTTAGTTATGGCAGAATAAGTAACATACTCTACCCCACTTTCGTTAATATCTTGTACAAGATGTTTGACATGATTTATAAGCAATAGCTGTGCATCAGTAACTTCCACTGATTGCACCTTTTCTTTTTTCTTCGCTTTAGCCATATCTTCATTCTCCTTCATTTTTAACTCTTTTTCTAACCATTTTATAAATGACATAATTTTACTCCTCTGTCAAATTTTTTTTCTTTTTCTTTTTATAATGATACAATTCATCTGTCAACTCTTTTATTCTTTTGTATGCTTTCCTAAGCTGATCTTGTACTTCTTTGACATTTTTTTTAAGCAATTCATTTTCATTTACAAGTTTTAAGAGATGTTTCATGGCTATACAGGATCTCCCCAAGGGGTGTACATTTTTATCCTGTCATCTGGAAGAGTATCTACTTTTACACACAAGCTATTAACAGGCCTAGTTCTTATACGAGGGTTTTCGTCACGAACAGCTTTCGTCATAGTTTCTGTCATCAAAAGACACTCTTCCAAATGCAATGGCTCATAGTATACATACTTTGTTAAGTCATCAACAGTAGAACAACTTTTCAAACAAAATGTAATTATGGCGTAATAGAAATACTCCATCAGCTTTTAGTTTCCTCTACAGGAGCATCTTGTGTTCTTTGTCCTTGTAGTGCTTTTATTTGTTTATCTACATTTTCTATATTTGCCTGTAGAGACTTCTTATGTTCTTCCAATGCTTGTATTCTACTGTCTATCTTCTTATTCATTAACGTATTGTATTCACTATCTTTCATAACATATACAGTTGGTGTCTGCATAGTTGTTCGCATGAAAGCTAGGCCTAAGTTGTGCATATCATCCATCCACATTATATTTCTCCTTCTACATAAATGTTGCCTGTGTTTCCCACAAAGCGTTTGATTATAGTTTTACCACACCTAATGTCTACGATAGTATTTAAGTTTATATTTCTATATCCTTTATTTTTTAAATCATATACAGTTAGGTATCTATCTCTGTTATTAAAATTTTTACCGCCTTTGAGATGTTTTGTAACTTGTAGTCTACAATTCATTTCTCGGACTTCTCCGTTCTTTTTTACAAAAGTAGCTTTAAAAATTTTATGCCCTACAGCTTTCTTAATAGCAGGAGACACTAATGCTTCAGTGTATAGTTTCATCATCATTATCCTCTTCATTATATCTGTCTATCTCAAATACCAATGATATAAATATTCCTGTAAATACATTTAATATTATACTACATTGATCTACCTTAGATAAACCTAATAACATATACTTATTACATAAGTCAAGTAAATCTTTGGAAAAACTTTCAGTTACCTTTTTATATTTATCGGACATATAGTGTTTCCTTATAGGGTTACTTATATATAGCGATTAATTTTCTGGTTGTCAAGTGTTCGGGCAAAAAAAATTTTTGTTGACAGAATTTTAAAAAGTTGCTAGTAATGGACATAGATAGATTTATTAGGAGAACTTATATGAACGGAGAGTTTGATGTTGTTGACTTTGTTAAGGCATTATCTTTGCCAAATGAAGAATCATATAGAGGCGATTGCCCTGTTTGTTTTCGTAAAAACACTTTCAGTGTTACTAATACTTCTGGGAGGATTTTGTATAATTGTTACCACGCTGACTGCTCTGTTGGAGGATCTACAAAGGCGGGGCAACTTATTCAGACACAGAATAAACCACAAGTTAAAAAAGCACCTAGAGTAGATTTATCTGTATATGACAAACAATGGGTAGGCTTAGATCGTAGCCAGAGAGCTGTTGACTATTTACAGTCTGTACAGAGTTATCATGCCTACAAACATAGACACGCCACTATACGATATGACATTAAGGAAGACAGATGTGTGTTTCTTGTATATGACGGAATGACATTAGTTGATGCTGTAGGAAGAGCACTAACTAATATCAAACCAAAATGGAAAAGATATGCATCATCTAAAATACCATTTGTGACAAACAACAAAAGTGACTACCTAATAATTGTAGAAGATTGTGCATCGGCTTGTGCTGTGACAATGGCGGATGTACGAGGTATGGCACTCATGGGAACAAATCTCTTGACACAATATTTAAAGTATTGTAAGGGATACAAACAAGTTACTATGGCACTTGACAAAGATGCGTCAAAGAAAGCCATGAAGCTTGTCCATGAGTTGTCTATACATGTAAGAACAAAATTAAAATTATTAGACAGTGATATTAAAACTTGGACAACAGAAAAAATTACAGGAGAATTTAAATGACGGATATAAAAATTCAAATAGAATCAAAGTCTGTACTAACTATGGCTACGATCTATTTCCCAAAAGAGTTTGTTAAAGAAATTAATGATTACATTGACAAGACGACTATTCCAAATAATAAAGATTATGCTCATCTTCTTGTAGGACAGATAAGACAGGATAAAAGATCAGCTCAATTAGATTTTCCTATGGATACAGAATTTGGTAAGAAATTTAAAAATGTTATTGAGAATTGTGCTACAAAATTATTAACAGATGGTTTTAAAAGAAAACTGACTGCTAAGGCCTATGAGTGTTGGACTGTACATAGTTTTTCTGGTGATTATAATTTGTTGCATGATCATGGTGTAGAAAATAATAGTACTCCTATAGGCATGTCTTCAATATTGTATCTAAAAGTTCCAGAAGGCATAAAGGAAAAATCTAAAAAGTTGGTTGATAAGGATGGTTTTTTAAAACTAGATCATAACAATGCATCGGGAGATGTTGATGGGTTTACACAATTAATCTGGGGAGTGACATCTAGAAAAGAAATGTTAGATCTTAAACATCCGACAGCAGAATATATATTTCCAGAAGAAGGTAAGATGTTAATTTTTCCTCATTGGTTGTTTCATTTAGTTACACCATTTTTTGAAGAAGGAGAAAGAAGAACACTTTCTGCTAATTTTAGTTGTCGTGGTTTACCAGATGAAGGGCAGATTAGTTGACAATAGAAAAGCAGATATTATCGGCCTGTATGGCTACTGATTTCTTTAAGGAAACAGAGGAGGTTGTTTCTAAAGATATGTTTGCTAATGGAGTAGGCACAATCTTTGAAACTATTTCGTCTGCACAAAAGAAATATGATAGTGATATAGATGTAAATACTTTGCTTGAATTACATAGGAGTAAATATCCTGCGTTGCCTGATTCGTCAAGAGAACCTATAGAAGAAGTTATAAAAGAATTAGATAAGTACAAACCTAGTAATAAAATTATATTAAAAGATCTAATCATTGACTTTTGGAAAAAAGACAAAGCTCATAAAATTAGTGACTTATCAGCTGACATTTGGTTAGGCAACAGTGATGACTTTATAGCGTTAAGAACATTGGTAGATTCAGCTATAGAAAACACACCTGAAGAAGAAGGGAACTTTCAGGAAGTCAAAGACGATGTACAGGATTACATTAACGGGTGGGATCAAGGTTTTGAATTTAGATTTGATTTACAATCGTTGGCTGATAAAGTTGGTGGTGCAGGTAGAGGTAACCTTGGTATTATCTTTGCTAGACCAGAAACAGGTAAGACAACATTCTGTACATACTTAGTAGCGGAATATATCCGACAAGGGTTTAAAGTTGCGTACTTTGCAAACGAGGAGCCGGGCCGGTTAGTAAAAGGAAGAGTATTTTCGGCATACCTTAAACGGTCTATAGATGAAATGAAACAAAACATAGAACACTCAATGGAGGTGTACAGAAATGAAATAGAACCAAACCTAAAACTTTTAGAAGGTAGAGGAATAACTTTACAAGAGATAGAAAAATTTGTTGACATTCATAAACCTGATGTGGTAATGGTGGATCAATTAGATAAAGTTGTCATCTCTGGTAATTTTTCCAGAACTGACGAAAAGTTAAGAGCATTGTACGAAAGCTCTAGAGCCATAGCGAAGAAACAGCAAGTGTTGTTGTGGTCGGTGTCTCAAGCTTCGTATGATGCTCAAGGTAGACAGGAAGTAGATTTTAGTATGTTAGAAAATAGTAGGACAGGAAAAGCTGCAGAAGCTGACATTATTATAGGTATAGGAAAGAACTACGGTGAAGAAGAGGATTACATCCGTCACCTTTGTGTATCTAAAAATAAACTTAATGGTTGGCATGGTACTGTGACATGTTCTATAGATATACATCGTGCAAGGTATGAACTATGATTCTTATGGCCGATGGATTTGATGATGCGATTTTAGGATTAGGAAGGAGATGTGGACATGACGATATTCTTGTGTATGACGTTGATAAATGCATTACTATACTTATAGACAATGATGGTATGACAAGAGAAGAGGCGATAGAGTACTTTGAATTTAATGTAGCGGGAGCATGGATGGGTGAAGGCACTCCCATGTTCCTATACAAAGGAGCTGAGGAGTTAGAGGATCTATGAAAGTAACAACACTAGACATAGAAACAACATTTAAAAAAGATGACAGTGGTAAGACAGATGTTGATCCCTATACAGGAAACATGTTAGTTTCCGTTGGTTATAAGAATGATACAGAGAACTACCTATGCTTTAGCCATACAGGAAAACAGCCAACAGAAAATGGTTTTGAAGAATTACAATCTGTTCTAGATAATACAGAATTATTAGTAGGGCATAACATAAAGTTTGATCTAAAATGGTTGCTTGCGTGTAACTTTAAATATACAGGAAAACTTTGGGATACTATGATAGCAGAGTATGTTATACATGGTGGTGACAAAGTGCCACTGTCTTTATCAGAGTGTGTAAAGAGGTATGGCCTAGATCAGAAACGTACAGATTTAACAGAGAGGTATATGAAAGATGGAATATCTTTTGACTGTATGCCTTGGCACATTGTAGAGGAGTACGGTAGAGCTGACGTAAATATAACAGAACAGTTGTACAAGAAACAACGAGAGATTATAACAGAAGAGTCTGGATTAGTGCCAACGATAACCATGATGAATGAGATGTGTCAAGTTCTTACCGAAATGGAAAATACAGGTATGAAAGTCAGTACAGATTCTTTGACAGAAATAAGAGAACAATATCATAATGAATACAATGAGTTACATGAGTTTCTTAACGAAGAAGTTAAGAGAGTTATGGGTGACACACCAGTAAATTTGGACAGTCCAGAAGATAGATCAAAAGTTTTGTACAGCAGAGCAGTGGCAAATAAAAAACATTGGGCGTTGACATTTAATCTTGGATATGAACAGCGTGGCAGTACAAGAAAAAAGAAAAGAATAAGAAAATATAAGCATGAGGATTTTGTTAGAAAGGTAAGAGCCAATACTATCGTGATGCAACAAACAGAGTCACAACGGTGTGGGGATTGTCAAGGTAAAGGTTATATTCATCCTTTAAAAAAAGATGGTACAATAGGTAAAGCAAAAAGAATATGTAAGACTTGTGATGGACAAGGATTGGTATTTAAACCACTAGGCAAAGTTGGTGGATTTAAACTTGTTCCAAAGGATTCCTATGATGTAAGTACACATGGTTTTAAAACAGATAGGCCTACATTGGAAACTCTTGCTTTGTCTGCTAATGATGAACAGAAAAAATTTATTGAGGCGTATATAAAATATAATGCCATAGGAACATATTTGCGTACTTTTGTTGATGGTATAGAAAAAGGATTAGATAACAAAAGTTTTATACATCCTCATTATATGCAATGTGTTACTGCTACAGGAAGACTATCTTCTCGTGATCCTAACTTTCAAAACATGCCACGAGGAAATACTTTTCCTGTCCGTGCTTGCGTTATATCCCGTTGGAATAGCGGTAAGATACTTGAAGGAGACTATAGCCAATTAGAATTTAGAGTTGCTGGATTTTTAGCAAAAGATCCGCAGGTGTATGCAGATGTCACTGACGGATTTGATGTACATAAATTTTCAGCAAAAGCACTGGGCGTGTCTAGACAAGAAGCAAAGGCACATACATTTAAACCTTTATATGGAGGAATCTATGGAACAGAAAAAGAAGTCGCCTACTACGATCTTTTCAAGGCCAGATATTCAGCTATTGCTGAGTGGCACATCGCTTTACAAAATGAAGCGATTAAAGAAAGGAAAATCACCTTACCTTCAGGCAGGATTTATCACTTTCCTGATGTGCGTAGGGTTTTTCATGGCGGTGCTAGCCATGCTACTGCTATAAAGAACTACCCTGTACAAGGTTTTGCTACTGCAGACTTGCTTCCTCTTGCTCTTATAAATTTAAGAAAAATTTTAGTTGACAAGGGTATGAAGTCTGTGATATGTAATACCGTACATGATTCAATTGTCCTTGACGTGTTTCCTGATGAGGAAAAAGAGGCGATTGAAATTTTAACGGAGTCTATGTTGAGTATTAAGAATGAAGCCCAGAAACGATACGGAATTGAATACGATATGCCAATCGGTATTGAACTTAAAATGGGAAAAGACTGGCTTGACATGGATGAAGTTTTAACACTATAACTCGTAGGAGAAAGTAATGATGTCACAAGACGTTATGAAGACTAAACCAAGTGCAGTACCTTCTTTGACAAAGATGTCAGTAGAAGAACTAGCTGCATTAACAGGGCAAGACATGCCGAATGCCTCAGAGAATGCAGGCCTTCCTCGTTTTGCCATAAATCACAGTGAGGAAGACAGTGAGGGGCGAACTATACCCCGTGGTCTATTCTCGTTAAAATTACCGGAGACAGGCTCTCATGCTTATGCAAAAGAAGCAGAGCTCAGAATATTCTATCGGCTGTATACTTATAGTCGTTGGGATGTAGAGCAACAAGCTTTTGGCTGTCAAACTATTCAAGCACCAACATTGTCTGCTGATTTCTATGATACGGAAGGAAACTACCGTTGTGGTAGATTAACAAAAGACGAACTAGCAGGTGTTACGAAGGGTAGTGCTGAAGAACTGTTACATAAAAGTGTTAAATGTAACCAAGTTCTCTATAATACAGTTAAGCTGATTGATCCTGTAGATGCAAAGGGAAATAAGGTTACCATGCCACAAGAGATTCCTTCTGTATGGTACATACGTGGTTCTAGTTTTCTGCCTGTAAGCGATCACATTAAGACGATAGCTAGACAGAAACAGATTATGTGTACCGCATTGAATAAAGTCACAACTGCTAGAAGAAAAATGGGAGGCAATTCTTATTTTGTTCCTATACTATCTGTAATTAAAACTATAGATATACAGGAAGGTGATCAGGAGTTGATGACAAAATTCTTTGAAACTAAAGAGGCTATCAATAATAAGGTAATGACACAATGGCGTGAAGAAAAAGAAAAGAATGCCAAAGGTGGAGACTTATCTGATTTTGATGAAGTCTTAGCGACTACAGGATAGTCTTTTGTTTAATCCTATACTAATGAAAGTTCAGGGATTACTAGATCGTGCCATTAAAGAAGGCATTGATCTAGATCCTGAGCTGATAGAAGAATTTAAAACACACTGTGGGGAGGCGTTGGTTAAACAACTCTCTAGAGGCAGAGGTAAATACTCTTTGCGTATGAGTGGCTTAGGTAGACCTATGTGTCAGCAGTGGCATGACAAAAATGAATCACCAAAAGAAATACAGTATAATTCTATTATGCGGTTTTTGTTCGGTGATATTGTAGAGGCCATTGCTATGGTTGTTTTAAAATCTTCTGGTGTTAATGTAGAGTCTGAACAGGAAAGAGTTAATCTAGATTTAGGAGTTTGCAATCTAGAAGGAACCCTTGACGTTGTGATAGACGGTAAAGTATGGGATATAAAATCTGCATCTCCCTATGCTTTCTCCAAGAAATTTGGTGGAGAGTTTGGGGGATACAATAAAGTAAAAGAAGATGATACCTTTGGATATCTTATGCAAGGGTACCTGTATAGCAAAGCAAAGGGCATGGACTTTGGTGGTTGGATAGTGGTAGATAAAGCTTCTGGTGAGTGGGCGGTCTGTGAGGCACCTGACTACCAGAAAGATGATTCTGATGAACAGCTATCTAAAGCCAAAGTCAATGCCAAACAAATAGTTAAAGACGCACCGCTGAAAAAAGAATTTAAAGATAAAGAAGAAACTTTCCGTATACAGTATGGCCCACGAAAGGGTGATGTTGTATCTACAGGAAATAGAGTTATGCACACAGTATGTAGTTATTGTGATTATAAGCTACAGTGTTGGCCTAATGCTCAGATGTACAAAAGAGTTGGTACACAAGCAACACAACGACCTCTTGTGTGGTATACAAAATTAAAGAAACGAGAGGTGGATATATGATTTATCTCTCTACAGAAGTAACTATCGGTGATAGCTATCTCAATGAAACAGCATACTTTGCCTATCCAGAATGCGATAAAGTTTTTGGTGGTGACAGTATTGTAAAAGAGTTACGCAATCATCCCTCTGGCATACCTATCCGCCTAACCTATACGTTTGACCTAGACGAACCATGGGGGGATGATCGGTATGAAGAGCACATGGAGAAAATAGACAATGACTTAGATACATTATTAACACATGCAAAAAAGAGAGATAGCCTTGTAGTACTACACTGGACAGGTATAGAGGAGCAACGAGCTATATTAAAACAATCTGCACCAAAGACTTTTAAATACTTTAACGAAAAGTTTGAAAAGATTCTAGACAAACACACACCGAGACAATAATGGTACTACGACATCATGGCTACCGATCAGACTTTGAACTGTCTATAGCTTTAGGATTAAGAAAAAGAAACATAGATTTTGAATATGAAACACATAAAATAGATTATGTTAGACACGCAACATACATACCTGACTTTTGTGTTAATGATTTTTTTATAGAAGCAAAAGGTTTATTTAACGCTGCTGATAGAGGAAAACATTTACTTATAAAGAAACAACATCCAGAACTGGACATACGGTTTTTGTTTATGAAAGCAACAAATAAGCTGTACAAAGGATCTAAAACTACTTATGCAGGGTGGTGTGAACGGTATGGTTTTAAGTGGTGTCAAGGTTTTATTCCACAGGAGTGGTTAGATGAATAAAGAAGATCTATTAAAGCACAGAGATAAACTACCAAAAGATATGTACGTCATTCTTCTTAAACCAGAAGGTGATGACAATATCAGTTTGGCTATTTTTGACACACATTCAAACACAAAAGTTAGCACTGTAGATTTAGCTTATACATTATCTAGAGGTGTTTTGTCGTATCTTACCAACGACATGGAAACTATAAAGGAACGAGGACAAAGTGTTATACTCAGTGAGTTACTAGAGTTTACAAATCTTCCTGTAACTGATCTTCTTATGGATAGGCCAAAGACAAAGAAACATAACAAGAAAGATAACATAACTTATCTTTTTGGAAAAGATGAAGATGATAAGCAGTAATAGCATGACAAAAAAAGAATTTAAAACACACGATGAAATGATTAGAGATTCTGTAAAAGGAAAGAAAAGACAGGTGGGAGGAAACCACTACATGAATTTTGCAATCATGCCCATAGAATATATTTCTAAAAATAATCTTGACTTTCTTGAAGGGAATATTATAAAATATATCTCTCGTCACAAACATAAAAACGGTGCTGAGGACATAAAAAAAGTTATACATTATGCGGAATTAATATTAGAAATACAATACGGAGAAAAATAAATGACATCATTAATGGGAAGTAATTATTTACCTACAGAGTATCAGGCATTTATACATATGTCTCGTTATTCCCGTTGGTTACCAGAAGAAAATAGAAGAGAAAGTTGGGATGAAACAGTGAGTAGACTTGTTACATTCTTTCGTAGCAGTGTGGAAAACGTAGATGAAAAAACTTGGGAGGATACACAAGATGCTATTCTTTCTCTACAGGTAATGCCAAGTATGAGAGCTATGATGACAGCGGGTAAGGCATTGGAAAAAGAACACATAGCTGGCTATAACTGCTCGTATATACCGATAGATAATCCTAAAGCATTTGATGAAGTGCTGTACATACTTATGAATGGTACAGGTGTAGGATTTTCTGTAGAGAGACAGTATGCAGATAAGTTACCTACAGTACCTGATAAGAAATTTGAACACACAGAAGATGTTATATCTGTGGTAGACTCTAAGGAAGGTTGGGCAAAAGGATTTAGAGATTTAATATCTTATTTGTACACAGCAAGGATACCTAAAGTAAATGTATCTAAACTACGACCTGCAGGTGCAAGGTTA